AAAACCCGACGAAACAATCAGCAAAAACAGCGCGATATGATTTTGAAGTTTGCGCATATCACCAACCCCAAAAAACAACACAGGCAGTTATGCCGCCGAGAAACAAAAAAACTACCTCATACAATTCCGGCATAGTTCACCTCGAATAAAAAAGGAGGCCGAAGCCCCCTTTCTGGTTATGCCGGGATTAGCGGCGAATCACCGACAGCAGCAGAGTGGCGCCTTTGATTGCCACGTAAGCCACAGCCAACAGGCCTGCAATGGTGCCGATGCCGGTAGCGATAGCAGCGAAATCGACGTTTGCGAGTACGGCTTCAACCATGAGATTTACCCCTTATTGCGTTAAGTAGAGCCTTGGCGCCAAGCCCCACGCTGATGGGCACGGCACAGACCGTGAACCCAGCAGCGAAGGCCTTGGCCAGGGCGGAAAAGTCCAACGTTTCGACGTTGAACGGCTCAGGCATGGGATAAAGCATCCACAAGCCGGAACACGATGGAGCGCCGTCAGCGAGGATGCTGACAGTGCCCTGGCATACGAGCGTTACGAGATCCATCAAACAGCCTCACCAGGGAGACACTGGCCCCGCTCAGCGAACCAGCAGCCAGGCTGGCCACAAGAACAGATCGAGGCCGAATGACAGTCATCGCACACGCGAAAATCAGGCGCCGGAAGCAAGTCAGGAGCGCATGCAGGCTGATTCCAAAGCTGGCCCAGGAAGGTGCCGCAAAGGTCGCAGAAGCAACGGTCTAGAACGATCATGGCGCCCTACCCCTTAGCTGGCCGCAGCGGCAGGCTTAGGCTGCTGCTGGGCGGCTGCTGGTGCTACAGCAGGACGCTCGCGGGTGACTTCCTGCAAGCGGAGCGGGATGCCCTGGAGCGAATAGCGAATGCGGGATTTGCCGTTGTAGTCGTCAATCTCATCCGAGTACGGAGCGAAAACCTCGGAGCCGATCAAGCTGCGGTAGGCGTTGTGCAAGCCTTCCTTAAACTGGTTACCGGCAACCATGAATTTGACCAGGTGAGTCTGGTCGAAGCCGTCACGATCCTGGCTGACCGCCTCGATGCCGACCAAGGCCCAAGGCTTAGCTTCAGTACCTTTAGTGACAACGCCTTTGACGAAGCCGCGCAAAATTTTCATGGGTAGTTCTCCTGTGGATAGCCGAAAGCAGCACCCAACCAGGGCGTGCCAGTGAAAGAGTCTTCAGGGATCAAGCGACCGTATTTCTTGAACGAATCGACGAGCAGCCAATAGGCGTTGTCGCGCTCCGGTACCGGCAGCGGCGCCGGTGGTTTGGGTGGGCCGAAGACGAGCGGGAAACGAGCATTCAACTCGTCAGGATAGGCGATGTTGTAAGCAGCAGGCCGAACGAGATGTTGCAGCGCGAGGCGACGGCGCTGGCTGGCAGAGAGCTGGAGGCCCTGATGACTGACGGTTTTCAAGAGACCTCCTGTGCGGGCTGGCCAGGTTGAGAATCAGACTCTTGGTCGCTGAAGCGCTCGATGCATTCGCGGCAAAGAAAGACCTCTTCACCGTCGAAGGGCGAAGCGGTAAGGAGCAGAACGTCGAACTGGTTACAGCAGGCGCAGACAGATTCAGAAGTCCAGTTCATGTGGCCACCAGTTGCAGATGACGCGGAACGACCGCGTGCCGGTAGAACTCAGGCACCTGGGCGGCGAAGGTGACTTCGACCTCGCGCACGTTGCGAGTGAAGGTGAAGACGGTGCCGTGGCGGGTCTGGTCGTAGGGGACCTTGATATCAATGTTCAGCTGACGAAGGCGCGCACGGTGCGTCTTGACGGCTGATTTTTCAAAGTCGAAGGCCTGGCCAGCACGCCACAGAGACACGTATTGCGACGTGGTGTAGGCCGACTTGGTGTTCTTGCAGATGCCTTCGGCAACGAGCTGTTGCGCAATGGTCAGTTCGTCGTAGTTGGTCACTTCCAGTCGGTTGCCGACCATAAGAAACCCCTTGTGGATTTCCACTAACTTGGATTCGTCAAAAAGGCCCCAGAACGAGAGGCCCTCCCTCTTCAAAAACTCCGATCTGCACTTGATTTCGGAGCGAACCATGCCGACCGAGGCACACCAGTCGCGCAGGTCCCGGACGTACCGGAATTCGTCAGATTCTTCACCGAACGTGCGTTTCACCTTGGGCAAGAGGTGCGCGTCGAGTTCGGCGGCTTTGGCGTAGTTGCCCGGGTAAACCAAGCGGCCGGCCTTCTCGCCGCCCTTGGGTGTCCAAACGCAGGTATTGCCGTCCGGGTAAAGATAAGCAATCGAGTTGCGGTAACGCTGGGATGAAATGGCGCGCATGTACGCCCTTTCATTGCCCTGCCCCACGTAGAAATTCGAAGTGAGGTCAAGGCGCTGAAGTACGGCGCCGTTCGCGATGGTCGAACCGTCCTGCAAACGCTGAACACTGGTGCACCGGGTCAGGGGTGGCAAACCGTACTCAGCAAGCAGTGCATTGATCACGCGAAAGCATCCGTCAAGGCTGTCGATCCCAAACACGTTGTCTAGCCGGTTGATACGCGAAGGGTTGCCATCCACGGTGATGCGGCGGCCACAAACGTGAATGCGGAACGTGGTGCAGTAGCTGCCTTCGGCGAAGAAGGCAGGAACCGAAGTCGAGAGAAGCGCCTCAGTTTCGGCGTCAAAGCGGCGGGTGATGACGTCGCCGACCTGGGGGAGGTCGTAGTCATAGTCCTGATAGGCCTTGATCCAGTCGAAAAACATGCAGCTTCTCAGCTTCTAAGAAATTAGTTTCTGCGCGGAAATTAGTTTCTGAGAATCTCAAAGTCAAGGGCCTTAGAAAATAAGCCTAAAATTCGATACCAGAAAATTGACGGGAGACGGTCCGTGCCAACCAAGCACATTGATGATGAAACCTGGCGGAAAGTGGAGCAGGCAGCGGTTAAAGCAACCATCGCCACAAAGCGATCCGTGAAAGAGACGCAGATGCTCAGATGGCTCATCCTCAAAGGGCTGGAAGAGATCACAGAGGCTGATTTTGAAAAGCTGGTGAAAGGGAAAGACTGATGGAATGGGTGCTGATCCTTCACCTACACGCCATGAACCCGAGAGAAGAAAAGGAAATGCTTTCAAGGGAGATCGAGGTAAAAGGGTTTTCAACAGAAAGAGACTGCGAGACAGCAGGTAAGGCGGCTGGACGAGTGGCATTGGAAAAAGAAGGCCCACTGAACGGGCTGATCATTGAATGCAAAACGGCAGATTAGTATGGGATTCCATACCAAAGTGGGGGTGTTACAGCACCCCCACCCTTCCCGGCGCCGATCCAGGCGCTGAAAAGGCATGGCTTCGCCACTGGCCGCTGCGCGCCCATCGCAAATGTGCGGGTGTGCATCACACGCATGAACGAGCATGCCAACTAGAGCGAAAAGCGGGTTGGACAGTGAAGGGGTCGGCCTTGAGGTCGAGGCCCTGGCGGAAGTCGAGTTGATTTATCGTTACGCGGCAGGCGTTACGGATATTCCGACGAACGGTTGATTTATCGTTACGTAACGGTGGCCTATTTATCGTTACGTAACTATAATTACTCCATAGCGCACGCAATGGAGCTGAGCCATGAGAAACCCCGCCGAAATCTACAACATGCAAGACCTGGAACTTAACGACTCGCGCGCTAGCGCGCTGCTGCTGGCCATCGAGTCATGCAGAAAGCTGGGCGAGTGGAACGAGCTTTCGCAACGGGCCTACTGGTTCCTTGCCGCGCTATGGAACGGAAACCAGGCGAGCTGGGAGAAGTGGGAAAGCCAAGTGGCGCAAGCTCTCGATGACTGCCTGGAGCGACTAGCATGATCGACCCTCGAGACCCAGGAACCCAACAGCTCCAGCTGGAGCAGAAGCGCGGTCGCGGCCGTCCGGCCACCGGCCAAGCTCTCAGCAATGCAGAGCGTCAGCGCCGGTATCGTGAAGCTCAAAAAGCGCAACGTAACGAGAATATGCACAAGGACGTTGCCGAGGGTCTGCGCGCCGAGCTGGCGAAATCCGTGGAGCGGATCGAGGAGCTTGAATCCGAGCTAAAGCGCTGGAAGAAGCTGGCAACAACAGCGGAGAGAGCCAGGCAAGTAGTGGCAGAAGAGTTAACGCAACGTAACGATAATGAGCTGATGAAGCGCGTAGAGCTGGCCGAGGCCGAGCGCGACGCCATGGGCAATGAGCTGGCCATAATCAAAGCCAGGCTAGGGAATGCCCTGGAGCGCAAAACAAACATGGGATCAGCGACCTGGAGAATCCAGCGGAAAAGAGGCCGAGGCGCCTGGAAAACGCAGGCCGGGAACTACAGGAGCGAGGCGGAAGCCGTTGAGAAGCTGATGGACATGGACCCGTGCGAAGGGGCCACGTGGCGAGTAATCGAAGTTAAATCAGAGTTCGAGGATTGACCGGCAGGCGTCCTGCAGAGCTGCTAGGCGGGCGTCCAGGGTGGCGCCCTCTTCATCAAGCTGCGCAACGCGGCGGCGCAACTCGCGCAACTCACCGACCAACCTCCCGTAGTCCTCGACCAAGTGTTCGACGGCGCCCTGATCGTCACGACCAGGGGCGTAGAGGCGTGCGTTACGTAACAAATATTCGGGAAGGTCTAGGACTGGCATCGCATAATGGACGTTACATTAAATCGCGCCGGGAGCTTACCAGCATTGTCCCGACACGATTAAACGTAACGTCACGGATATTATGCGAAGCCTTAGGCATGGGAATGGCATCACAGTGCCGCAGGCGGCGGGTTTACAAGCGGATTGTGGTTGGCGGTCTGCTGCACCGTTTCGCCGGTCGACTCGCTACGCTCGCCACCGGCAAACGGCACAGCACCTAGCACGGATTCAGTCACGCCAACAGCCCGCGGGCCTGACCAGGGCGTGACCCATTCACCATTGAACTGGCAGCGGTAATCGAGTCCGAGGCTGACAGGCTCACAGTCGGCCATGGCCAGGTAGACGACACGCTGCCCGTCACCGATCATGACAACATCGACCATGTGGCCCTGGCCAGGCTCAAGGCGCTGAATGTGCCCGGTAACACGCCAGCGTAGCGATTCCTGGGGCGCCTGGGTCTTTTCGCGGGCCTTGGTGACGGTAACAGCCTGCTGCGCAGCCTGGGGCGTTTGCGGCAGCGGATTGGTCAACGCCAGTTGCTCGACGGACTCAGGTTCCTTGACGGCGCCAAAACCACTGGC